ATACGCGAAAAAAATGGTAAATAACCGTTTCTATGCTCGTATCACTGTTGATGGTGTTCGTACATTTGATTTGAGAGAATTGAGATAATCAAAATCTTAACAGAATATGAAAAAAAAAGGAGACAAGAAATTGTCTCCTTTTTTTATGGGTTAAAAATAAATGGGTTATAATTTTACTTTTTAATGTTTTATAATATATTTATATAAAAAAAATCACGATGAAAACTAAATTAACACCCGAAGATATTATAAGTATTATTGGATTGTATCAAACCGAAATTCCAAGTACACATAAGTTGGGTGTAAAATTTAAAGTTGGTCATAAAAAAATTAGTCAGATCTTAAAAGAAAATAATATTGTGATTAATAAAAAAGGTGGTCAAACTCAAGATGGTAATAGTTATAATATTGAGTCAACTAAAAGTAAAATGTATATGTCGTCGGAAACACGGGAATTAGTTGCACAATGTAAGAGAACTAATACCATTATAAAAGATCCAAATAATTTGTCTGGTAAACTAACAAAACATATAGTTGATGTTTATGGTGACGTTTGGATTCCGGCAAATACTTACCAGAGAAAAAAATATGAACATCACAATGGTAAAAAGTGGTTTGAGGAGTATTTCAACATAATTGAGATTGATAAACAATCAAAAAGAACCTGTAAATTATGCGATTGGGAAACAATGGATATAAACAATAAAACTGGTTGTTTTGAGATTCATATAAATAAAGTTCATAACCAAAAACTATCTGAATATCTAACAACGTTTCCAGAAGATATTGTTTATCACCCAAATTATGTGAACAATGTAGATTTTTCAAATTTTTTATCTAAAGATAAAAACTATGTTATATGTAAGATCTGTGGTGAAAAAATGAAAAGTATCACAAATACACATTTAAAAGAAAAACATAATATAACAACGTTAGAGTATAAATTAAAATATCCAAATGAAAAAATAGTATCAACAACAACATCTGAAAAATTAAGTGAATTGGTCAAGATTGTTAATATTAATATGACACCAACTTGGACATCAAAAGGTGAGAATGAAATAAAAGAATTTATTGAGAGTTTTGGTTTTATTACTAATAAAGGTAAGAATCGTAAATTATTAGATGGAAAAGAAATTGATTTGATTATTGAGGGAACAAATATATGTATTGAATATAATGGGTTGTATTATCACACAGAAAAAATGGGTAAAACAAGTACATACCATTTGAATAAAACCATTGATTGTAACAAAATTGGGTATAAGTTATTCCACATTTATGAAGATGAGTGGAAAACCAACGAATCGTTAGTTAAATCAAAATTAAAACACTTATTAAAGATTAATGACGGTATTAGAATTGGTGGTAGAAATGTCGTAATTAAAAAAATTAATACTGAAGATAAAACACATTTTTTAAAAAACAACCATATCCAGGGGACTGATAAATCTAACATATCATATGGTGCATATTACAACGATGTGTTAGTTGGTGTTATGACATTCAATGAAAAACGTAATATGACTAAAAATTCTGACGGTGAATTTGAATTAAGTAGATATGCAACAAAACAAGATTATATTGTTACAGGGTTAGCATCAAAAATGTTAAAACGATTTATAAACGACTATAACCCAAATACTATTATCAGTTTTGCTGATAGGAGATGGACAATAGATGGGGAAAATAATTTATATACTAAATTGGGGTTTTCTTTGGTTTCAATAGTAAAACCCACATATTATTATTATAATTCAAAAGTTAGTAGGTATAAACGTTTTCATAAATTTGGTTTTGGTAAAAATAATCTTAAAAAGAGATTCCCCAATTTGGATTATACTAAAACGGAAAAGGAATTAACTGAAGAGTTGGGTTATGACCGTATATGGGATTGTGGGTTATTCAAATATCAATTAAATGTTAATTCCCACCGAACATTACCACAATCATAAATCCTATAGATTTTACGATCAAACATAATTTCTTGTTCAGTTTTATTGGAGTCGTACCCATCTTTTATAAGTTTTTTCTTATTAAAAGAAAACCTATAATGTCTTAGGTCACCAATTACATACCAATAATTTGGTTTTGATGTTGAGATTTCTTTAAAATTTAATGTTTCATACATTTTACCATCAAAAAGTCGTATGTCAGAGTATGATACTATTTTAATTGGTTGGTAATCATTTATGAATTTTTTTAATAGTTTAGATGCGGATCCAATAACGGTAGTGTTTATCTTATTACAAAACCTATTTAACTCCCATTCGTTAGATTTACCCCCCATTATAATACGACCTTTAGAAAATGTCATTAACGATACCATTTCATTATTATAATATAAACCTAATTTAACTTTTGAATTTACATTACCTTGTATATGATTGTTTTCTAAAAAATTTTTAGTTTCTTGTGTTGAGACTTCTTTTATAATACATTTTCTAGCGTAGATTTTATCTTCACCAATATTTAGTTTATTTTTGAGTATTGATTTAACAATATCACGTTTATATAACCATTCATCTTCAAAGATATGAATTAATTTTATATTAAAATTATCACACAACTTTGTTTTATTTAAATGGTATTCTTTATCTTTAAATAATTCATTATGCCAATATAAACCATTGAATTCAATACCAATGTTTTGTGTCGGTAAAAAAATATCAATTTCAAATTTTGTATTAGGTAGTTTATAATTTTGAATATAACTAATGTTAGTACTATCTAATAAATCACAAATTTCATCTTCATAACTACTACGTTGTTTAAATCCGATTGGGTTACACGTTAAACAATGGTTATGGTTTCTTTTATGTCGTTCATATAGTAATTGTTTTGTTATTTCAGAACTATTACCACACTTTTCGCATTTTGTTACAACGAGACCTTTTTTTATTTGAACGAATGTTACATCTGGGTATAGTTTAATATATTCTTCATTTAATTTATCGTGATAATGTTCCGATTTGGCGTAATTATTAACACCATATCTTAATTCACAGGTTTCTTTTTGTTTTTCAATATTATTATATTTTTTATTACCATACAATAATTCTTTAGTTATTTTACTTTTCTCAACATTATTATAATTTTCATCACCGTATTTATCTAACTTCGTTTGTTTTTGTTTTTTAACGAAGTCAATATGGTGGGGGTAGAAATCAACCCCATACTTTTTGTTGAAAGTCCTCTTTTGTCTATTAACCAATTCTTCTTTTGAGTTATTAGCACAACTTAAAGAACAGAAATCACCATATGGTTTATCAAACCTATTTCTAAATTTAATTTCATTAGAACAAGAAACACATTTTGGTCTTTCTTTTAGTTTGTGAAAATAAAAATATATTTTCTCTTTAAATGATATTTCGTTTTGAATGTTTTTGGAATACTCAATTATTTTTGAGTATAATTCTGGTTCGTTATTACTTAACCATTTTTCGTTGGTTTTATAACCAGATTTATTATTTGTTGTAAAAAAAGAAAAATCCATATAACTATTTTTAAATAAATATACGGATTTACGTTTTGGATGTAAAGGGTATGTGTTTTTAAGTTACTTGTAAAAAAAATTCCCATACATATTAATATACGGGAATTTAACAAAGTTGAGTTTGGACAGATGTTTTTTAGTAAAAATCAATAAACCAATATACAACGATCCATTACAATTGTTGTTGATATTGTTGATACCTCATCTGAACCATATTTTAAAGCACCCCCATCATATCCTGTTAAGAAAGCACCTTCAAGAATCCATTTCTCAACAACAACACCAGTTGGGTCTAACATTTCAAGATCAACATTTTTCTTATATCCAGCCGCGTAACCCATTCTACCCGTTACTGACTCCGCACAAGTTCTTATCCACTCCATAACCGCTTGTGTTGCAGATGGTCCAATTGGATCTCTAAATGTAACTGGTAATGCTTCCCAGTTAAATTTACCAGCAACATAAACCTCAGTGTTCAAAAATGGTATCGCAACGGAATTAATTTTTAATTTCGGTCTTGATGTACTTTCAACGTACCACTCGTTTAATCCCAATGATGACGGGAATCTTAAAATCCATCGGTTATTACGTTTTGGTTCGTAAGGTATGGGCATTTTCATTAATAAATCAGCCATTTTTCTTGTTTTTTAAATATTTATGTTTATATTTGCAATAATAATTATCTTTGCATCATACATAAATATCACATAATTAAAAAAATATGGACTTAATAGAATTTTTTATAAAAAAAAATAATAATGGATCAAAATGTAAAGAAATTCATTTAAAAAAAAATCACGTAGAATTATATGATGATATTATTTCTTATACAAATCATTTAAAAGATGTTGCGTTTAAACAAAAAGTTTGGCACTACATCTTCAAGATACCGACGATACCAACCTGTAAGAATTGTGGTAAAGAATTAACATTTAAACGAACACTTACTGAGGGTTATGGTAAGTATTGTTCATTAGTGTGTACCAATACGTGTGTTGATAGGATAAACGATATTAAAACAACAAACACTGAAAGATACGGCGGTATCGTACCATTGTCTTCTGATGTTATAAAAGAAAAGGTTAAACAAACAAATATTAAAAAAACTGGGTTTGATAATCCGTTTAAAAATTCAGAATTAATAAAACAAAGAACATTTGATAAATATGGTGTTGATCATATTTCAAAATTACAGACCACCAAGGATAAGGTTAAACAAACAAACACATTAAGGTATGGTGTTACAACGCCCTTAATTTTAGAATCTTCTAGAAAACAAGTTTCGGATATTAAACGTAGTTCGTTTTTTGTGAAGTACAAAGATTTAAAGATTATTGATTATGTTGGTAACAATATAACGATATTATGTGATGTTTGCGACTCCAACTATGAAATTAATCGTAGTTTATTATATTTTAGATTTGGTGAGAATTTAAACCCTTGTACCACTTGTAATCCCATCAATGAGTTAAGATCAATTAAGGAGAATGAGATTTGTTTATTTTTGGATAGTCTTAATATCCCGTATGTTAGAAACGATAGGGGTGTACTTAATGGTCAGGAATTAGATATTTATATTCCAGAACATAATCTCGCAATTGAATTTAATGGTCTTTATTATCATTCAACAATTTTTAAAGATAAAAACTACCACCTAAATAAAACTGAATTGTGTGAAAAAAGTAAGATTAGATTAATTCAAATCTTTGAGGATGAATGGATGTTTAAACAAGAACACGTTAAAAGTAGACTAAAAAGTTTATTGGGTTTATCAGATGTCCGAATATATGGTAGGAAATGTGAGTTAAGATATGTTGACACCAAAACAAAAACGACGTTTCTTGAACAAAATCACATTCAAGGTAGTGTTGGTAGTTCTGTAAACATCGGGTTGTACTATAACAATGTTTTGGTTTCGTTAATGACATTTGGTCAGAAACGGAGAAGTATGGGGAATAAAAATATCAATAATGGTGAATATGAATTACTTAGATTTTGTAATAAGTTAAATCATAATGTTATTGGGGGTGCGTCTAAATTGTTAAAAAAATTTATATCTGAACATAAACCAACACAAATCATTAGTTATGCCGATAGACGTTGGAGTGTTGGTAATCTATATCAAAAAATCGGTTTTGATTTTATAAAAAAAACTGAACCCAATTATTTCTACATTAAGAATAAAAAACGAGAATACCGTTTCAAATACAGAAAAGATATTTTGGTTAAAGAGGGTTTTGATAAGACAAAAAGTGAATCTCAAATTATGGAAGAAAGGGGTTTTTATAAAATCTATGATTGTGGACATTTATTATATTCAATGGATATGACTATTTGATAAAAAACGATTAAATATTAATTAGTTGATGCGACCAGTCTAATCGCTTTTGATATTACCTCAACTTCACCAATTGTAAATGCACCCCTATTATAGGCCGCTTTTATTGCTTCAACCAAGTAATAGGTTGACTCTTCTTTTGTCATAGCAGACAATATTGCATCCAGATGTTCTTCAGAGATTAATGGTATTGTCCCAAATAAACTACCAAATTGTTTATTTTCATTTTCCATATATTATGATATTTATATATGTAATGATAATTGAGAAAATATTAAAGAAAATATTAAAAGAAGCAACCACATCAACAACAACTGGTGAGTACTCTGGACCACAAGAGTTAGGTATGAGAAAATGGGAAGAACCAGAACTTGGTCCGTTTAGTATTGAGAGTGACATTCCTATAAACAAAAATTTAAAAAAAAACACAATAAAAAAAAATGTTAAAAAAATTGTTGGTATGTGGGAAAAAAAAGAAAATTCCTACAATGTTGAGACACACCCAGTACATTCAATAAAAGAAAAACCGGTCAATGAGGATTTGGCGGTTTGGTTTGGTAAAAAGAAAAAACCAAAAGGATCTTCACAACCAAAAGGACCTTGGGTTGATATTTGTCGTAAGGTTGATGGTAAACACCCCCCCCTGTGGTAGAAAAGACGCTGATAGTGGTTCATATCCTAAATGTAGAGCCGCAGGTGTTGCTGGTAAGATGTCAGATTCTGAGAAAAAGAACGCTTGTCAACAAAAAAGACGTGCGGAAAAAAAAGACACTCAGACTGGTAAAGGACAAAAACCGATTATGGTTTCACATAAAACAAAAAAAGAGTCGGTTGACTCTTTAGTTGATAAGGTTATTTTAGAGATTCGTAATACGTTCTAAAACGTTATGTAATGAGTTTTTAATTTGTGAATTAATTAAATCCTCATATGACAATCTCCGTTTTTCTGTCTCAGTATCAAAAATGTACGTAATTCGTTCTTGATTTCTCTCTGATAATTTTACACTATAATGATAAACGTGATTTGTTAAATCTATCCTACCACCATCAATCGTTATAAAAATATCCATCGGTTTATTTTCAATGTATCTTTTTTCAGATTTTGGTGCAATCATAAATTTTGAATCCGTATGTTTAATTGCTTTTAAACAAATTTGAAAACAGGTTTTTTCGTAGGACGTTGGTTGTTCTTCGTATGTTGCAGCAATACCATTCTTTTTTCTGGACATTAGATAAATGTTCACTTTAAATCGTCTAAAAAAATTAATAATTCTTTTCATATCTTTATTTTTTTTATGTTTGACAAAGATATGTATTTTATTTTAAATAACTACAATTATTTTACAATTATTTTTTTGTCCACTTACCACCTTTACCTTTATAATGTTTTGCCGCAGCACCATTACAATACGCACTTGGACAAACATCATATCTCGCTCTAGCCCATGCTAATGATTTTTTCCATAACTCAGGGTTTGTTGGTGTGTTCTTTTTTTTCTTCTCGGTTATTTCGTTCTCCAACATAACATCTGAGTTACCCTCAGTTTCGTTCATAATAAAATCAAAAACCTGATCCATATTATTTTTCGCTTCAGCAATGTGATCTTGAGCCCAGTCGTGACCTTGTTCTAAAATAGATTCAATTTCTTGTTCATCTAAATCTAATAACAATTCACATTGTCGTTTCATTTGTTCTAAATTAGAAAAAAACATATATCTACCAGATCTAGATTCTTCCTTTAATACTTTTTTGATTATACTATTTAAATTCATAATTAAGAGTTTAAACCGTTTACCCCACCAATTACAACCATATTTAATTGTGTCACAGGTGTTCCATATCCATCTGTCCACACAGGGTGTGGTGGTGTTACTGATACAGTTCTTGTACCCCCACTTAAATCACATACCTCTTGACATATGATTGTTTCTGTATTTGCACTTCTTGGTTCTTCCATAATTTTATTTTTTATTAACTATTTGAAATTTTATTGTTCTCTTATAAGTATTTACTTCACCAGAAGAAATCACTTTTAAATCTATATAATATTCGTTTGGTATTTTATCTCTAGTGTCAAACATAAAATAGTATTCGTTTGGTGAACGATTTAACTTTGACCAATCTTGTACTTGTACTTCAGTATTTCCTTCTCTAACGTAGATACGATAAAACCCATCAACCTTTGGTAACATTTTATTTGTTGTATATGCTTGTTTGATAATCACACCAACTTTTCTTAAATCTGTGTTTAATATTTTTTCATCTTGTTTAATACCAAAAAAATCAAATCCATATATTGAAGGATCGTTTGTTGAGGTACCAATTTGTATGTTCTTTTGAATTGGATACAAAACAAAATCATTATAGACATCTGGTAAGGAAAATCCGTTTATCGTTAAGTCAGACCATATGTCTTGGAACGTACACGGTGTTTTATACCCAATTAATGGTGGTATTGTTATTTCGTAAACACCTTTTGTTTTTGTGCAAGCCGTCAAATTAATTAGACCAGCAATTGGGTCACCAGAAGAATCTGTTATTGTTACTTTTGGTGGTGTGTCTAAATTTTTAAAATCACCATCTTCGTAAATATATAAGTATAATTTATTCGTTTTACCAAGTGAAAATGAATTACGGTCATCTTCAATTAAATCATCATATGTTGTTTCCAAAAATGGTTCGTAAAATGTCTGTGTATGTCTTGTAAAAAACCCAACAGAATACGCATTAGCAGTACCACTCAAGTTCTCAACTTGCGGTAAATACGCAACACCCCAACCAACACAATTCGGTATACCACCTTGTAACAAATCATTTATCTCATTTGTCATATCAAATTCAATGTTTTCATCACCAAATTCAAAATGTTGTGTATCAATAATTGTAAGTGCTGAATATGGAAATGAACCACCATTATTATTATCATAAATACCAGGTTGTTCCCAAGTACCAATTGTTGTTGTTTGATACCAATTTGATGGTCTGTCAGAATAGTTTTTATCGTTAGGTACTTCAGTATTAACATCATAATAATCGTAACCAACACCCTCGTCCCAAATTTGTGGTTGATCCGAATCAAGATCTGCGTATGGTATTCTAAATAAAATTAAATCAAAAGATGTTGCTCGTAATCGTTGTTGTGATGTTGTTTCATTTAGACTGTCTTTGCTAAAATAACTAGTATTTGTCATTCTCAAAGTATGTTTCATATTTGATGTACATCCTGTTGATATAACACCTTGACTTATTTTTTCACGTAATAACGTTATATCTAAATCAAAAATAAAACGACTAAAACCAACTGGTTTTGAGATACCACTATCACCATAAAATAAATCAACAACTGGATTTCTACCTGTGTTTACAAAACTATTTGAGATTAATGTGTTATTTCTACTAAAATATGAATTATTAATTGACATTTACTTTTTTTTAATAAATATCAATTAATCCGAATATTTTGATTTAAAATTGTATTATCTTTATCTAAAAGTTTTTGTCTAATGGTTTCTATTGATGTACCGTCTGTTGAAATCGGTATTGGTGCGATACCTGGAAAGGGATGAACATGCGACGCTAAGTAATCAACAATCAAAGATATTAATTCCATTAACTGGTCACCTCGTACCATTGGGTCTGTTTTTAACTGGATTTCATTTGTGTACTTATTTTGATCAATACCGTATAACGTTTCTTTTAAATCAATTTCACCTTTTGAGGGTATTTTGGATTTGTGTGATAATAGATATACAAAATCACCACCCATTGTACCATACGTTACCGGTGTTTGTTTAAACGCTGAAACATCAATCGTATCTGTCTTGATTGTTGGTTGTTCACCAAACACATTTTTTGACCAAACTAACCCATACCCACCATTTGGTATTGATTCAATTAATTTGACATTATTATATATTACTGTAAAATTTTGTTCATCTGTTTGTGCTGTCGTACTAGCAAGATTCGTAACGTTTGAATTCGCAATCGTTGGTCGGTAATAAAATGGAAATTGGTTTTCTAACATTAAACCATCTTGAGCAGGATAAGTTGTATATCCGTTAATATTGATTTTACCATTATTAACACCTTGTATAAATTGGTTGATTAACGATATCGTTTCATCACTTGTTTTACCAGTAAAATTTAATTCATATAACGTATTTGAAATATAATTTGTTAAATCTGTTGATAGGTATATTTTTGGGTGTTTCGTGTTTTCATCCTCAACTAAACTATACAATTTTATATTACCATCAAACGTATTACCAGTTGTTGATAAATTATCAATTTCCCATTCAATTAAATTCTTAACATATTTAACTTCCTGAATTACATTTGTGACTTTAGTTGAACCACTTTGAACTTTTTCTAACCCAAAAGTTGAAACCTGGACAAACGATCGTTTATCGTTAGGTATTGGCAATTCGTTATTTCCTTGTACTATTTTACCTGACCTCATCAATACGTAGTCTTCACGAACAACAAGATCTGAAGTTCCACGTCCAAGTAATGCGTTATCACCTGGTTCTGGATATATCCCAAAAATTTGAGGTTTTGTCACACCTGTTTCACGATTTTTTAAATCATCTGTTTGTTTTAAAAACTCACCACTCGCCAACATTGATTGTGAGTTACTATATAATTCAAAAAAATTATTTTGTGGTTTTGTAATTGGTCCTTGGATGTAAAACTTACTAGTGTCTAAACGTTCTCGTTTATCATAATATAAGATGTTAACATACTCTTGGTCTTTTGGTACTTGGTTAATATAATAAGGCAAAAGTGGTAAACAAATATATGGATCCTTGGTTGTCCATTTATCTCGGTCTTCATTCCAGTTCTCTGGTAAACCATCGGAATATCTTTCAAATATTGGGACAACACGAATTCTACCCAACATTTTTGGGTCTTTATTATCTTTCACATATCCTTGAAATAATACCTTATTTTGAAACCACGTTTCTAGACTCATATTCTTTTAATATTGTGTTATATGTTATTTCTAATTTATCTAAATGTTCTGTTAGTTTTATTAAACTTTCTTTGGTTAACTCATAATCTTTCTTCACAAACTCTAACACCAAAATTAAATCTTTATTTGGTCTTGATTTATAATCCTTAATAATTTCAATAACTTTTGTTGATTCTATTTTATCCATATTATTATATTTTTTTTCCATAAACAGTCTGACCTTGTGTTATACCAATCGGTAACACCGCTAAAGGTTTTACAGCAATAGCGTACTTACCATTTTGTGCTTCTTCTTTATCCATACCATCCATCATCGCTTTAATTGAGGCTAACATTAAATTGGGACTACCATCAGGCATCGGCCCCGTTGGTAAACCTAATTTCTCAAATTCACCAATAACATTTAAGAATGCTCTTGTTGATGAATACCCATCTAACAATTCTGAACTTAATAATAATGGGTATGGTATGTTGTTTCCAAACCCTTTGTTTGCCAATTTTAATAGTCCAAGTAATTCATCAATAACACTTTTACATTCTCTAAAATCTTTAACTAAATTTAAAACCGCTAATAACACTTCTGTTAATGAACGAATAACTTCCAAACGTAATCTTAATTTTTCATTTGTTATATCAGAAATGATAGATCTTATTAAATTTTTAATATCTTTTTTGATAATATCAACAAGTATTTCAATAAATAATGCACTAATTTTTGATGTTAGGTTAATTATAAATGACTTAAATTGTTTTACAAAATCCATAAAAGAATTTATTTGGTTATCAACGTTTTCACCCAATGCTTTAATTGCAAT